CAGATTGTGCTATCTGTATCGGCCATAATTGGGTGCGGGAATACTTGTGAGTAGTATCCTGCAGATCTTGGTAGTACAGTGTCATACCATGTTTTTTCCCTGACATTATAGATGATTGCGTGTGTGCACTCAGTGGCGTCACCTCTTGGGTAGAACCACCAAATTTCGCCATAGCGTGGAACCTTCATAGCCCAAACACGTTGTCTACAGTTAATATTGAGCCCATCAAAAAACCAGTTAGCATTTAGCGTATTAGGTAACTCTTGTACAACACCGCTGAACATTAAAAATCTATCAATACCAACCCAATAATAAACACCATCATACTCAATAACAGAGTTGCTAGATAATATTGATGACTGACCAGACATTGTATCAAACCGGAAGACACCCTCAGCCGATGACACTTTTGACATTTTAATCACAGAGTCAAGTGACCAAAGCAGTGCTGCAGGGGCGTTGCTTCCCCCACGAATTGGTAAGCCTTTTACAATCTTAGTACCAACCACATTGGCTGAGTTGTAATCACCAGTAAAAAACAATGACGGCTGATTTACATCACTGTTTGATACATTACCATAGCTGCCATAAGTAACAAGGTATGGGCCTAAGGTTACAATACCGCCATCACAGCCCACAATATGGCTAACTGCTTGGGCAACTACAGTACTGATAGCGTTATCTTGTAGGGTTAATGTTGTACCGACAGTATTAGTCACAGTTGTATATAATGGGACAGTACCGCCAGCACCTGCATTAGCAATCTCAATCAAGTCACCAGTCACAAATGTATTACCTGCAACACCGGGTGCAGATATAACATTGGCTGCAAGAACCAAAGTGTTAGTACCTGCTGTAATACCACCAGTTGTAGCAGCTTTATTTACGTCGGTTAACTTAATACTTGTCAACGCACTTGTGCTATCTGTCGTGCCGTACCAGACAGGCGTCTGAACAGATGAGTCAATATAATCACCGTTCTTAGCACTATGTGCAAAGATCCGCGTTGCTGGGGACCCAGCACCATCAAACATTGTATCTACTTGCCAGCTATAAGCATCTTGTGTAACAAAGCCTACAGGTGTGCGGTCATAAACCGCAGCACCTGCTCCTGTATTATCTACAAGCAAAGCTTCTACTTTGCTTGTGCTAAAACTATGTATAATATTAGAAGGCTGTTTTGACCAAAGATGCAGCGCACGAATTGGGAAGGTAAATGTATCTGTTACAGCACGATACCCACCCATTTTCTTAGGGCGACCATATTGGAACCGAGTATGCTGGCCATCATTAAAGAAGTCCCCATCGAGCTCAGTACCATCTCTTTTATAACCTGGCTGCGTGGATAGTCGAAATATTGGCATTATGCTTGTACGCGCCCAGTTTTATCTGTAATATTAGCCATATCTTCTTTACTGATAGCCGCCGAAGCCTTGTCAAACATAGCTTGCCACATTGGTTGAATTTCATAGTTTTTAAGAAATGGCACCGCCTCTAGCAATGTAGCATACAGCAATAGCTGTGGTGCATATTCTGTCGTCCAGTTTGTCTGGTTAGTATCTGATAGCGGTAATGGGCGCTCATGATAAACTAACTCAAATGGATATGCAACAGAAGGTGTTGGCACAATCAGATAGTTATCGTAGTTATAATCTGCGTAAAATTTTGGTGTACCAGTTAAGCTACTGTCCGGCCAATATGTCCGACAGTATTCATACGTACGTAGCTTTAAAAATACACGCAAATTATTAAGCGCACCGGTACCAAAGTTAAAGCTAATTGTCTCACGCCATCTTGCTGGCTTTGTAACTACTGGGTTACTGATAGACATGTCGCCGGTTACAACTTTTATGAAGCCAAGCCCACGGATCTCAGAGGCAATCCTATTTTCAGCCAGCATAATAAAGCGCGGTATTTGATTAACAAAAGGCGCGTCATTACGGTCTACATACGTAGTAATATCAGATACTAAACTATCATACGTCATTACCGCAGTAGTCATTTATTAAGCTCCTTATTTGCGGTAGTAGGTGGGTATAGCGTTAACGTACGCTCCATAAATCACCAGCAGTACCTGTTAAGCGAATATGACTTACTGGAGCTGAAATATGCACAACTAGCTGGCTCGCATGACTTGTATCATATGTAGGCGTAAAATATAAGCTGCCATCGTCAGTAGAGAGCTCTATAAGCTTACTAGCATACGTGGTATTAAGTGTCACAGTAGCCGGTATAGGCATGCCTGACATTGGAACTACTTGTGGCGTACCTGTAGCTATAATAGCACCTTTAGCCATAGCCCGTCCCATTATCTGCTGTACTATCATATAATATCCTATTAAAAATAAGGGCCGAAGCCCTTATAGTTTACACTGTTTGTACTAATTCAACAGTTACATTAGTTGAACCTGCATAGCCGCCAGAAGCTGCTGCTGAAACCGCAACACGCACAACTAACGCTGTACTTGCTGGAGCTGCCATAGCGCCTAATTGGGCTGCTGTTAATGCTGCAGTTGGACCACGTGTAATAGTTTTAACATCAAAACCAGACACGTATTCTGTACCACCTGCTGTAATCCCTGCTGTAAGCGATGCGGTACCTGATGGTGCCCACGCTGCTGTACTATCTGCTAAAATACGGACAATACGGCAATTTGCTGGAATAGTAAAAGTTAAATCAAAGTTTGCTGCGCCAGTACCAGCACCCGCACTTGAGACTGTCCCATAAAGTACTGTTGGTACAGTACTTGCTGTTGTAGACTCAGATGGGGTAGTACCCTGTTTTAGCGCGCCTTGGAAATATGTTGTCATATCAATTCGCCTTTATAAAAAGAGAGCCCAGTAGATTATGCGGTCCACTAGGCCCTAAACAGTTAAGTACCCGCTGTACCGTAGATGGCACGCCAGTCAGTCCAACCCACACCATAACGCTCAGTAGCTTTGTAACGGACTGAGTCTGTTTCAAAGTCACCTTCCATAGATTTTTCTAATCCACGGCGTTTAAGTAATTTTAGACCTTCCGGAGCATTAGTTTTAACATACCAAGCAGTAGCTGAAGTCAAACGCGCAATATCAGCAACATCGCCAGACAAGATGCCTAATGATTTAACTGGGTTAATGTCGTTGTTAGCAGTACCAGCACGTAAAACAGATTTTAGCAATACTTCTGCTTGGAATACGTTTTGTGGGGATACAACCAATTTTTCAGGGTTAAGACGAATTTTCTTACCGTTGTTATCAACAGCTTGACGGATTTGAATTAACATCTGCTCTAATGAAGTTTGTGACAATGCAGCTGAAGTTGTCAACACGTTAGAAGCTGTACCACCAATGATTGGGTGATCATTTACGATCAATGCTTTACCGTCGCCACCTAAGTAGCTAGTGTTAAACGCACGATTTAAAATGTTCGCAGCTAATGTCTCTTTAGTTTCAATCAATGATTGGGCTAAGTGTTTTGAGAATGTTGTACCTACTCGAATATGATCGCCATCTTCTTGCAGGACTTTAGTGATAGCAAAAGCTAGACCATAAACCTTGTATTGATAACGAGCACTGTACAGAACACCACCAGATTGGTATGTAACTGCTTGGCCATCAGGCAATTCCGGTGCAGCACCAAAGCCATACATTACTGGCTCTTCATGGTAGCTACGCGGGATACCTGTTGACTCGTCTAGGAATTTCTTCCATTCGTCAGCACGTTGTGAATAAATGCCATCAAACGATTCATTTAAAATCGGTTCAACGATGGCGCGAAAGTCGGTACTACGCATTGGAGTCGCCATTATACACCTACCTTATTAGCAAAGGCTATTTGAGATTGAGCAATAGTTACCTGAACAATAGTATATGTATCGCCAGGAGCATTATCAACTTGACCACCAAAACCAATGATACGGAATTGAGATTGAGTTGTACCGTTAGGTGCAGCTAAAGTTGTTGTTGCTTGACCTGTCAATGTACTACCAGATAACGCCGATGTGTTAGCCTCTTCACCGATGTTAGCTTGTGTTACAGAACCAACGTTTTGTACTTCAAAAACTGTATTGTAGTCATCAATAACCCATGCAGTTACAGTAGTACCTGCTAAGATTGTTTGTGATGCCGGCCAGAAATTTGATACAGTAGGTTTACCTGTTGCATCTGTGTATTCACAACCTGCAAAGATACCTAAAATGTCACCAGTTGTACCAGCAACTGTAATAGTACCGCCTGTACCTTCTAGCATTACCGGATTACCGGAATAAATTGCAGTACTATAGCCGCGTGCAATTGCGTACTTACGTGGTCGAATAACGCCAGATGGGTTATACGCTGCACGGAAGCCAAACGGAGCGCTTGTTGTGCTCATGGTTTAATCTCCTAAATAAAATTGGGCGTACGTATTTTGGTACCCATAGATGCAAACCCG